CAGATAATCGAGGAAAAATGCATGCAGGTTCAACTTAAAAAAGCTCTTGAGTTTGCTAATTACAGGCAGACGTTTTCAATTCAACGTAAGATTCTAAAAGAAAAAATCGCAGCCAAGCTGACACTAGGTTACAATGGTGGATTATTTCATATTGATCAAACACTTTTAACTTTTGTAGAAATGCTGTTGACTAAAGGAAGAATCAATGGTGTTGTGCTGTTAGATAACAACGAAAATCCAATACTGATAGAGGATCTAGAAGCATTTAGAGATCAGTGTTTTGATAGGTATTTCGAAGCCACTAATGAATACTTTGAACAAGATCAAAATCTCAAAAAAAGTAGATCAGTGGAAAAATTACTAGAACAATGACCAAAGGCATATTAATCTACGCTCATAATAATCGCACTGTTGATTATGCATTAATGGCGATTATCTCTGGAGGGTTGGCAAAAAAAAATCTAGGGCAACCTGCATCGCTAGTCACAGATCAAGCCACTGTAGATTGGATGATTGAATCTAAGATTTACGACAGAGCCACAACAGTATTTGAAAATATTTTCACAGTGCCTAGACCTGGATCAGATAATTTCAGAGGATTGCATGACGGCACAGAACGCAGTGTGGTGCAGTTTATTAACGGTAATAGAAATTCAGCCTACGACATCACTCCATATCAACGAACACTGTTGATTGATGCAGATTTTCTTATATTTTCTAATAGATTGGCAGAATATTGGAACGTTGACAGTGATGTTATGATTGGGGAATCTATAAACGATATCTACGACAACCAACGGATGGGATACCATGATCGATATGTTTCTGACGTAGGCATTAAATTGTATTGGGCCACTACGGTGATGTTTACAAAAAATGCCTACTCAAAAATGTTTTTTGATCTGTTGCGCCACGTCAAAGACCATTATCAATATTATGCAGACACATATAGATTTGATTCAAAACAATATAGAAACGATATTGCGTTTAGTGTGGTTAAGCACATATTAGCAGGATTTGAACAGACCCCAATGGGCTGCCTGCCACCGGTCTTTACTTTACTAGACAGGGATATATTACACTCAGTTGATGCTGATAGATTGACTGTACTGGTGTCACCGAAGTTAGATGAGAACTATTGTGCAGCTTCAATACATAACATAGATATTCATGTTATGAATAAGCAGAGCATAGTAAGGCACAGTGATCGATTGTTGGAGTTGATATGAAGTTTGGTTATCTGTTAGTGGTAGCAGAACACGAAACTGTAGATTACCTACAGTTGGCCTATGCATTAGCATTGAGCATAAAAAATACTCAGAAACCCGGATTTGATCAAGTTGCTTTGGTAACAGATGATAAACAAAAACTAGACAAATTAAACTCGCCGTGGGTGTTTGATCACGTAATAGAATGGAGTCAGGAAACATTCTGGGATGGTAGATCATGGATGGATCAACTCACTCCATTTGAATATACTGTATGTCTAGATGTTGATATGCTGTTTATGCGAGATTACAGTCATTGGGTCGAGTATTTTATTGAGCACAGTGAATTGTATGTTGCCAATAAAAGTTTTACCTATAGAGGCGAAACTGTAGTAGATCAACATTATCGCAAGACCTTTGTAAAGAACAGTTTGCCAAATCTGTATAGTCTATATACTTTTTTTAAAAAGGACAGTAATTTAACGAAAGAATTTTTTGATCTAGGAAGAAATATTATAAAAAATCCCTTGGAATTTTCAAATGCTTTTTTGTCAGAACATAAACCTAGAGTTTTGGGCACAGACGAGGCCTTTGCATTGGCGGCTAAAATATTAGATATCACTGACGAGATTGCGTATCCTCTAGAATTTCCTAGGGTGGTGCATATGAAACCTATGATACAGAATTGGCCATGGCCTGCCAACTGCTGGAGTGATCATGTGGGATTTTATCTGAATCAAAAAGGCCAACTAAAAATAGGAAACTATCAACAGCATGACATCGTTCATTATGTCGAAAAAGATAAAATTAACGACGAAATTATCAATATCCTTGAGGAGATAACATGGAAAAAATAGAGGATTTTGATAACTGGTTCTCGCATTATACGTTACCACCTGTAAAATTTGTCGCAGTGTTTAACCCCGATACTGGTGCAGTGATCAGTGTAGGGCCTAGTCATGCTTTTAAAGATCAAAAACATAAGATTTCTGTAGACAAAGAACTTGCAGAATCTATAATTAATGCAGAAATTAGAATTGACAACTGCGTAGTTGACATGAACTCCAATACCTTAGAAGTGGCAGAAATAAAAAGTGTCTATAAAATAGATGATGTTTTACATAGAGTGATTTCTAAGAAAGATTCTCAAATTAAAAAACCAGATATCTATATCAAGTATGATTCGAAGCTTGCTGTCCTTAAAATCGAAATGTCCACGGAATTCGGGGGAACACGGAAAGCCAGAGCCGGAATAAAGAGACGTAATATTGTATGGGATGGTGACACCGAAATGCAATTTTTTATTACTGAATACAACGATCCTAACTTGCTTTTTGAAATAGTTACTGTTACAATAAATGATCTTATCGGAAACTACAAGTTGGTCACAGATTTCAGCTATCCTAAATTCAGTGTTTATACCAGAAGATTATTTAAAAATTATGTGATTGAGTACATATGAAAATTGTTGAATTTGACATAGTATTTTTAAGCTACGACGAACCGAATGCTGAATTGCATTATGCAGATCTATGCATCAAAGCCCCCTGGGCCAAGCGAGTACATGGAGTCAAGGGCAGCGATCATGCGCATAAGGCGGCAGCGGAATTATCATCAACTGACTGGTTTATAACGATAGACGCAGACAACATCGTTGATCCTAAATTTTTTGATCTCGATCTTGACATGACAGATACTAAGATACAGGTATACGGTTGGTGTGGCCGCAACAGTATCAATGGACTACGTTACGGTAATGGCGGAATAAAAATTTGGAACAAGAAATTTGTTCTCAATATGCGAACACATGAGAATGCAGTTAGCAACAGAGCCCAGGTTGACTTTTGTTGGGAAGATGGATACCGTAACTTTCCTCGAGTATATAGTGACAGTATAATCACTGGATCACCGTTCCAAGCGTGGAGAGCAGGATTCCGTGAAGGAGTCAAGATGACATTGCTTGATGGCGAAAAAGTTCTGTCTCAAGAAATTAAAGAGAGAATTTGGTGGCATAATATCCATAGACTGCGAATGTGGTCCACAGTAGGGGCTCATGAGGATAATGGCTTGTACGCAGTGCTCGGTGCCCGAATGGGGACTTGGATGACTAATTGCACAGACTGGAATTATGTTGATGTAAGAGATTTTGAAATTCTTAGAAACGTATATGAACAAAATGTCAATCATGCATCTGTAGAAGAAGATGCAAAAGATCTAGGATTTAGAATCAAACATCAGTTAGGGTTAGATTGGCCTTGGTTAGATGCAGCTCAAAGCAAGTACACCTTAGATTTATACGACGAAACAATCAATCTAGGCTTAACCTATTTCAAACAATAATGTACGATATTATTTTTATCAGTTACAATGAACCTAACGCAGATGCTAATTTTGCAAAACTAAAATTTAGATTTCCTAGATCGCAACGAGTTCATAATGTTAAAGGTATACATCAAGCACATATCGCGGCTGCTAATAAATCCTTTACCAAGATGTTTTGGGTAGTCGACGGAGATGCAGAAATAGTCGACTCGTTCAATTTTGATTATGTTGTGCCTAAGGAAGATACAGAATGTGTGCATGTTTGGAGGAGTCGTAATCCTATTAACGATCTAGAATACGGGTATGGCGGAATCAAATTATTACCTAAGGCACTTACACAACGTATGGATTTGACTAAAACGGATATGACCACTAGCATCAGCCAGTGGTTCAAGGCCATGCCAGGAATCAGCAATGTCACGGCATTCAACACTGATCCGTTCAATACTTGGAAATCAGCGTTTAGAGAATGTTGTAAATTATCCAGTAGAACTATAGATCGTCAAGACGATGCAGAAACACAACAGAGATTGGACCAATGGTGCAAATTCAATGACAGTGTGCCCTATGGATTTTATGCGTTCCTAGGAGCCGAGGGAGGTAAGCATTACGGCCAAAATAATCAGCACGATGTCGAGGCATTAAAATTAATAAATGACTTTGATTGGTTGGCATCTGAATTTTCTAAGGTCGAGGAACGACTGCGTGGACGATAAAAGTAGAATACAAAAATTCATTCCTATAATGAATGAGATATCGCCTACGTTCTGTTTGGCTAAATGGCACCACACCACGATTTATCTGCAAACAGGTGAAACACATAGTTGTTATCATCCAGCCCCGCATAAAATTCCATTAGATGAAATTGCCGTTGATGCAAGTGCATTGCACAACACCAAAGAAAAAATCAGTCAACGTGCTGAAATGATGCAGGGAGATAAGCCTGCGGGTTGTCAATATTGTTGGAATATTGAATCTTTAGGTGAAGAATACATATCAGACAGACACGAACGCAATGCCAGTATCTTCACAGAACAAAGATTAGGAGCCATAAAAGCTAATCCGTTAGCTCCGGTGAATCCGCAATACATAGAAATTTCATTTGGTAACGAATGTAATTTCAAATGCGGTTACTGTCATCCCAAACATAGCAGCAGTTATTACAAAGAAATAAAAGATCATGGGCCGTACACCATGGTCAAAAATCATCGCAATGACATCGATTGGTTTAAAATTTACGAAGAAGAAACTAATCCTTATGTTGCAGCATGGTGGAAGTGGTGGCCCGAAGTGTCAAAGACGTTGACCATTTTGCGCATCACCGGCGGCGAACCGTTGTTGCAATCCAGCACATGGAAGTTACTAGACGATCTGCAAATCAATCCCCTACCTGAGCTCGAATTAAACATCAACACTAATTTTGGAGTAAAGCCAATTTTAATTGATAGGTTGGTAGATAAAATTAATAATCTGATTGTTAACGGATGTATCAAGGATTTTAAAATTTTTACCAGTATAGATACCTGGGGTGCCCCCGCAGAATATATTCGAACGGGACTAGACTTGGCTGTATGGGAACAGAATTTAGACACCTATCTAACTAAAACAGCACTGCCGGTGACATTTATGTGTACCTTTAATATTCTAACAGTACCTAATTTTCAAAGTTTGTTAGGAAAAATATTAGAATGGCGTTTAAAATATAATGGTGTAAATCAAAATAAATGGCAACGTATCAGATTTGATACTCCCTTCTTAAAAGAGCCGTTGCAGTATGATATGAATATTTTGCCTAAGGCAGAGTTTATGCCGTACATGCGAAGTCATCTAGACTTCATTCTAGCCAATCTAGACGATAAAAATCGCAGTAAATTCAATGACTTAGAATACGAAAAATTTCTAAGAGTGGTGAAATACATGGAATCAGCTACCTATACCCCAGAAAAATTAAAAGAGGGGCGTAGAGACTTCTTTAATTGGTTTAAGGAATATGATAGCAGGCGTGGCACTGATTTTATAAAAACATTTCCCGAACTAGCAGATTTTTACACAAATAGTCTAAAGTTGTGAAACTCTATCTAAGAAGCATCTGCAAGCGGCCACGGATTGATGCTGTTGTAAAAAAATGTTATAATTATATTCTAGAAGTTCGATGTGTTTAAATCGCCAATCTAGTTGTTCTTCAATTGAAGATGATGCCAACCGTTTAGTTAGTGTTGTTATATTTTCCAATAATTTTTTATATCGTAGAATATTGTTCTCTTCTCGATCGAATGATAAATCAAAATAATCACCGTACGGTTTATATCCTAATTCGCAAAGAGCATGATTTATTCCACGTTGTCCGTAAATAACAAAAGGTTGAAAATTAATAATTGGTTTTAATATTTTTTCTGAAAAGAACATGCTGGTATTATTAAAATCATTAATTTCTGTTTCATTTACTATGCTGAAACAAGTATGATTGTGAAGTGTTGGAAAATGATCAAATACTGCATTTATGTGAAAATCGTTTTTATTAGCAATTCTTGGTAACTGTTTTTGAAACTGTTTCCATTGCTTAGACGTAAGACCTGCTTTAGATAATGTGTTATCATCTATTTTCAAATTTTTACATGTGTCTTGACTTATAATCGAATAATCATTTAATTCACTGTGTGTTAACATGGCGTGAGCTAGTACTCTATGTGATCTATTTCTCCTTGAAAGACTTAAAATTATATCATTTTTATTTTTTTGTAAAAAATCAGTCTTTACTTGATTTAAGTTTTGAATAATTTTCCAATTACTATTGTAATCTAATAGAAACATAGGAATTACATTTATAGTTTGAGAACTGTCTCTAAGATTTCCTGAAAAATAGAATATTTTTTTTGGATCTATATTGTGCTTCAAACAATTTTTTTCAAGAATTTCTATTATAGGACATTGAATCGAACTGAATCCCTCGTAGGTATAATCAACAATTAGTATGGACGATTCTGTTCTTAAAGTGTGTAAAAAATCAGGATGAATATATTGAAAAAGATCAATCTGGTCTCGACGCCAATTAGGGTATGATAAAAATATGTATCCATAATCAATATCCTCTCCGGAGCCATCGAATAAGATGTCAAGCAGATTTGAACGCAGATTGGTTGTGAAATACTCATTTGGTTCAATGCTGAACTTAGAATGACGCATATATGTTAATATAAATAATAATAGTAGTTTATTTATAGGTTCAAAAAGTATGAATTTTAAAGATTACAAAAGATTTTTTGCATTTGGGTGCAGCTTTACTCAATATTCCTGGCCGACATGGGCCGATATAATTTCAAAAGAAATCAATGAATCATATAATTATGGTCGATGTGCTGCAGGAAATTTCTTTATATTTCAAGCACTGATGGAAGCAATCGTAAAACACAAAATTAACAAAAACGATCTAGTTATGATAATGTTCTCTAATGTCACTAGAGAAGATCGATTTACTAAGAAAAGAGGATGGATTACTCCTGGCAATTTGTATTCTCAGGATGAATATGATGAAAAGTTCATAAAGGAATATCTATGTGATCACGGATACTTAATGCGGGATCTAAATTTAGTTCATGGATGCAAGTTAGCCTTAGACAGCATAAATTGCGATTACGAATTTATGAGTATAGTTCCATTCTGCAGCAAAAAAAGCGATGATCAAAACATGACTGATGTAGATTATTTGCTAGATTTCTACAAGGGGACAATCGATATTGTGCATCCCAGCGTTTTAGAAATAATATTCGATGGAGATTGGAATAAACGTAAGCCTAGACCAACATATAATGCACCTTGGCAGAAAGAGAAATACGTGGATAACCATCCGACCCCTAAGGAGCATTTACTCTATTTAGAAAATATATTTCCAGGTACAGTCTTTTCTCAAGAAAGTCTTGACTATGTTGAAGATAGTACCAGACTGATTTTATCTAACCAATATACGCGAGACACATATATCACGCACCTTACACCAAGACTAGGATATGACTACAGAGATCCAAATTTTAAATGGAATCCGAGCGGAAGAAAAATCAAAATAAAAAATGAATAAGTGTTTACAAATTTTAGATATAAAATCTGTGGTAGTTGATGCCGATCTTTTTAACGTTACTGCTGTTAACAGATACAGTGATCCTTACTGGGTTGAATTCATTAAACCGCACTTTGACGAAATCAATGTAGATATCGAAATACTGCCGCTTGGCAATATTAACAAAGATAAAACATGGTTTATAAATGTGGACATAAACGGGTGGAACTGGCCAGCATGTCAAACAGATGTATTTCAATCGTTTGGATTAGAAATGTTAAATGAATTAAATCATGGTAACGCATACGTAATATTGAATCATCAATGCGAATCTTTTACAGAATCATTTTTTAACGTATTGTATCAAAAATTAAAAAAATTCTCTAGTATTCCTTATTCTAAAATTATCTATATGGTAGCAGCCGCAGATGCATCCAGAGAATATAAAAACTTTGTTAAAGAACATAAAATTCCAAAAGAACAAGAAATTGTCGTAATGTATGCTCATCACGTGTATAAGCGGTTTAGACACGAAAACACGTTAGACTTTTTTAATTACGATAGATCAGTCAAAAAAGAAAAAAAGTTTTTGTCGTTGAATCGTAGATGGCATGATCATAGATTGCTTTTAGTGTGTGGGTTAGCGTATAACAATTTAATAGAACACGGATATGTTAGTCTTGGTGTGGCATCCGAGGAAGTAGCTCAAGCTCAAGAGACTATTAATAATCTAAACAGATTACATCAAACAGATTATATCAAACACGGTTTTACTAAAATAAAAAACAGTTTACCACTTCAGATAGATATGGTAGATTTACGTATAAATCAATTTAAAACAACCTCGTTACCGATTGAGTATTATCAGAAAAGCTGTTTTAGTTTAGTGTCGAGCACTTGTGCATTGCAGTATAGAGAAAAATCTGTAGGCTTTACAGAAAAAGAGATCAAACCGATACTGGCACGCCATCCCTTTATTATTCATAATCTTG